CCTCCTGCCGCAGTTTCTTTCTGGGAGATTTGCGGAGAAGTGCCATGCACTATTACAAATTTAACATTGCGGATTATCGTAAAGATACTGGTCATTTATCAACCATTGAACATGGCATCTACCGCCAGTTGATTGATTGGTATTACCTTGATGAACAACCAATTCCAGAGGAAAACCAAATGGTTATCAGGCGGTTACGTTTGGGTTCTGATGAGGTTATTTTCCTTCAAAATGTGTTGTCAGATTTCTTTGTTTTAGGCAAAAAAGGATATGAACACAAACGCATTGAAGTAGAAATTAAAGACTACCATGAGCAAGTTGAGAAAAACAAGAGCAACGGGAGGCTAGGCGGTAGGCCAAAGAAAACCCAGTCGGTTATTTCTGGGTTGCCAGATGAAAGCCAAAATAACCCTAACCAGGAACCACTAACCATTAACCATAAACCAATTAAAGAGAACAAGAAAGGCTCACGCCTATCTCAAGACTGGTTTCTTAGTAAATCAATGGGGGATTGGGCTACTCAGGAAAGACCTGACCTAGATGTTCGTCAGGTTGCTGAACAGTTCAAAGATTACTGGATTGCCCAAGCAGGTCAAAAGGGTGTGAAGCTTGATTGGGATGCAACATGGCGTAATTGGGTACGTAACACAAAAGCTGTTAAGCCAAATCCCTATGATGTTGGGAGGACCACAGTTGCGTCAAAGAATGAGCCTAACCTTGCTTTGTTGAAGATAGAAGAAGATGCAAAAAAAGCCGTACCTATTCCGCTAGAGGTTTTGGCTAAGATGGCAGAGTTGCGGAGAAGTGTATGAGAGTGTTGCCAATAAACAACTTTGAAGTTGAGCCTTGGTTGCTTGAAAAACACTATGCCAAGCGAATGCCACAAATAATGTTTGCGTTTGGGCTTTACAAAGATGACATTTTGGTTGGCGTAGTGACTTATGGGATTCCCGCCTCGCCACCACTTTGCATGGGAATTTGTGGCAAAGAATACTCAGATAAAGTTTTAGAGTTAAACCGAGTCTGTTTGTTGGACAACCACAAAAACGAAGCATCATTCCTTGTTGCGAACTCAATCAAGTTATTGCCCAAACCAATGATTGTGGTTTCGTTTGCCGACACAAGCAAAGGTCATGTCGGCTATGTTTATCAAGCCACTAATTTTCTTTACACAGGACTTTCAGCAAATAGAGTTGATTGGACAATTAAAGGACAAGAACATAAACACGCCAAAACCATTGGTGATGGCCTGACCTTGGCAGAGATAAAAGAGCTTCATGGCGATGACTTTTACTATGTCGAACGATCTAGGAAGCATCGTTACATCATCTTTCACGGGTCAAAGACTGATAAAAAAGTCATGCGATCAAAGCTGAAATACGAAGTTATGCCGTATCCGAAAGGCGATTCACAGAGATATGACTCTGGAACAACTGTAAAAACCCAACAACTTTTATTTGTATGAACTACTTTCAAGCTATGAGACTGCTAGACAGAGTAAAAGATGGTGTTCCGATCCCTTTGCGCCTCATTACTGAAGCGTTAATTCTTACTGGCGACTTGGATGAGTAGATACCAATGGTATACAGCAGAAAAAACATATCCAATGCGGGTGACAGAGTAATCCTAGAGCAAGCAGAGGCTAGAGAACTCTATCGGAATTGGGAAGGAAGTAAAAATCGTGATCTTATTCGTGCCAGACTTGAAAGAGCAGAGAGAATCTACGGCATAGGTGCTAGAGACAGAATCAGAGAATATATGAACCGAATCAAAGATGGAACACTTCTATGACCTTTATGGTAACTTTTAAAGTAGACGCTGACCCTGTTGGTAAGCAAAGGGCAAGGTATGTCAAAAGGGGAAACTTTGTCAGCACTTACACCCCTGAGAAAACAAGAACCTATGAAGCCTTACTTAAAGAAGCTGCAATCGAGGCAATGGGTGCTTCCGAACCATTGGAAACCCCTGTTAGCCTTTATCTGTACATCAGAGTGCCAATCCCCAAGTCATGCACTAAAAAGCGCCTAGAAGACATTGCCAATGGATCGGAGAAGCCAACTAAGAAGCCAGATTCAAGCAACATTCTTAAAAGTGTAGAAGATGCAATGAATGGGGTTGTCTACAAAGATGACTGTCAAATCATAAATCATCACATTACAAAGGTTTATTCAAGTCTGTCAGGTGTTGATATTTGCGTTAAGGAGTGTTTGGAATGAGAAGCCCTTATGAAATCTTAGAGCCAACAGTAATTAGTTTTTCTGGTGGCAGGACTAGTGCATATATGTTACATAAAGTATTACAAATAGGGGGGGGGCAACTGCCAAGCAACGCAATAGTTTGTTTTGCGAATACTGGAAAAGAAGATGAAGCAACTCTTAAATTTGTACATGACTGCGAAATAAATTGGAAAATTCCAATTGTTTGGATTGAGTATCAAGATTCTTTAGAGCCAAAAGACAGATTCAAAGTTGTAACTTATGAAACAGCCAGTAGAAATGGTGAGCCATTTGCCAAGATGATTGAAAAAAAACAGTTCTTGCCAAATTCAGTCATGAGATTCTGTACAACAGAACTAAAGATTGAGCCAATTAACAAATACATGAAATCTATTGGAATTGATGAATTTGAGACTTTTGCAGGTATTCGTGCTGATGAGCCTAAACGTGTGGCAAAACTTAGGAACACACTTCATGCACCTTTGGCAACTTCGGGAGTTACTCAAGCAGATGTCCAGGCTTTCTGGAAGCAAAACAGTTTTGATCTAGGTTTGGAGTTCCGAGACAAAGTAACACCATTGGGGAATTGTGACCTTTGTTTTATGAAAGGTGGCTATCAACTAGCAAGCCTGATACAGCAAAAACCATCTAGAGCTACTTGGTGGGCTGCACAAGAAGAAAAGATTAAGGGCAGATTTTCTAAAGACAAGCCAACCTATCAACAAATGATTAATTTCAGCAAAAGCCAAATTGATATGTTTGACAAAAATGAAGAGTCAATAGCTTGTTTTTGCGGAGATTAGGGTAAATCCCTATGGTATTACGCAAACAAATAGGTAAGATTTAATTTTTAACAGGAGTAAATCATGGAAAGCACTTGGGAATTTGACACAACTACTGGCGCAGGTAGCGAAGTAGTGACAGTAGTTTACGAATATGAGTTTGATGGCGAGACAACATACAACGAATCTATCAAAGAGATCTGGTTTGAGGGACGCAATGTTGTTGGCCTAATCTCTGATGAGCAGTTCAAAGAGCTGGAGATGGAGGGAGCCATGAGGTTTCAGAGCCACAAGTTGAACTACAAAACAGAAGACGTATGACTAAAAAAACAGAACTTTTAATTGGCTGTGGATCTAACCACTCCAAAAGATTAGCAACAGATGGAACCAAAGGTTGGGATAACCTGACCACTCTGGACTACAACGCTACTCACAGACCTACTGTGGTGTGGGATCTAATGAACCTACCACTGCCATTTAACGACAGAGAGTTTGATGAAATTCATGCTTATGAGGTGTTGGAGCATCTTGGACAACAGGGTGATTACAAACTGTTCTTTGCACAATTCTCAGAGTTCTGGCGACTTCTCAAGCCCAATGGTCATCTCCTTGCGACTTGCCCATCAAGAAACTCAGTCTGGGCATGGGGTGATCCAAGCCATACAAGAATCATGCAATTAGAGCAGTTGGTGTTCTTATCTCAAGAAGAGTACAGGAAGCAAGTTGGCAAGACTCCAATGTCAGACTTCAGGAATATTTACCAAGCTGACTTCAGGACCGTCTTCCAAGAGGATGATGGGGAAAAAATCCAGTTTGTGTTGAAAGCTATTAAGATTTGATTCTGTAGCATATAATTCAAGCCATGAAACAACGTGGCGGCTCAAGAAAAGGCGCTGGTCGCAAGAAGATCAGCGAAGAGGGTAGGACTATCCGAGCAAGGGTAGCGCCTATCCATGAGCAAGCATTGACCTTGGCAGGGAATGGTTCCTTGTCCGAAGGAATAAGACGTTTAGCAGAGAAGCATTGGAGATTAATTCATGGAGAGCCAGACAAGCCCCGACAAAGCAATTCAGTATTTGATCGACACCGCACCCTTGTACGCCCAAGCGAAGTCCGAGCGCCTGTACTTGGAGGAGTTTCGAAAGTCCAAGAAGGCTCACCTGATGAGCCAGGCAGGGACGGAAGTTCTGGGTAAACAAGAAACCTTTGCCTATGCCCATGAGGAATACATTGAAGTGCTAGAGGGCATAAGAGCTGCTGTGGAAAAGGAAGAGAAGTATCGGTGGCTAATGACCGCTGCCCAAGCAAGGATCGAAGTCTGGAGAACCAACCAGTACTCAGCCAGAATGGAAGTCAGGGCAACCCAATGAACAACAAGCTGAACGCAAAGGAAAGACTGCACCTAGCATTGGTCAAGTCACTTCCTTGTTCAGTATGTGATGCGTCAGGACCATCAGAAGCCCACCACTACAAGCAAGGGCTTCAGTACACTTGCATAGCCCTGTGCAAAGACTGCCACACAAATCCAACTTTAGGATGGCATGGGCAGAGACGTATGTGGCACATAAAAAAGATGGATCAGGTTGATGCCCTGAACGTCACAATAATGAGACTTGTAAATTTTAAGGCTCAAAATGAAAATGCTTTCTAATTTCCAAACTTTCAAAAACTTTGAGTTTCCAAAAATTGGTTAACTTGACTTTCTAAAAAGTAAATGCCACTTTTTTGTAAAACCCACATTTTTAGGGTTTACCCTTAGATTGTTGTTAGTTAGTACTCACTTCACAAAATCATGTAAGTTAGCACTCACTTCACCTCAAGTTAAGCCATCACGGGAAACACTTTGCAATGATGCACCTAGAAAGCCATTAAAACCCGTTTTAAGCCGTTTTCTTGCTTAGTGCATGGCTACTATGCTTGGACAATAAAAACGCATTGTAAGCCGTTTAAATTGATCTTGATGATGTAAGCACTCACTTCACAAACACTTTCAAAAAAACCCTGATTTTTACGTCAGGGAATTTTTAGAAGGGCTTAAAGATTGTCAGCCAGTAACCATGCGTCAGATTCAAAAATGTCAAAAGGGTAATTTTTGCCAAAGGGGATGATTCTCAAGCCCTTTTCGCCATTCCAAAAGGTGAATGAGTCTGAAACCTCAGCATAAAAAATGTCACCATTACCGCCTTCGTATGCAATCACAGAGCCTGTTTTCATAATGCTTCTCCGATCTCATCCCATTCTTTAATCCATGCTAAACATTCGGCTTTAGTGTCAAACCTTGCGCTTGCACCATTGCCAAGATATTGCACCCACCAATGAGGTTGAAATGGGTACATCGTGCCGTACATATCTTTTTGAGTGCGAACATAAGCATATTGAAAATATGGCACATCATAAATTTTTGGGGTTTTCATGGTTTCACCTCTTCTTTAATTTCAAGCCATTCCTCAATTTTTATGGTTCCTTCACATAATGTATTTCTAAAACAATCAATGGCTAATTCAGCATGATATTTATTGAAATCGGGAGAGTTTAAATAAGCTTTAAATGCAATGATTGCACCGAATACTGTGTTTATCTCATTGATTCCCTGATAAACCATATATTCATTTATGATCTTTGGGTGTCGTTTATCTTTTGCTTTTGCTTTAATCATATTATTCCTTTAAATGTTTATTGACTCATATTTCCAGTTTTCACCATTATGCTCATCTAAAAAAACCCATTCAATCAATTCCTCGCTTTCATAATCAGGATTCTCATTAATGATTTTATTCTGCGCTTCTTCTAATGTTTCGGCTTCAATAAAGTATTCGTAAGACACGTTTTTAAATATCTGAAAAGTTTTCATTTTTACTCCAAACATGATGTGTGTATATAGGTGTTTAAAATCTCGGCTTCTGGGTGATATTTTTTAAGTTCAGCCACAGCATCCTCTAAAGATTCTGCGCTTGTTTCGTCATATTCAGCGTGAACACAATCGGGGTATGGATAAAACTCAATAAGAAAAGTTCTAAAAGTCATTTTATTAATCCTTTAAAGTTTTAATCATTAATTCATCTTCAATATATCTACGGAAAATTTCATAAATAGTATCTTCGGCTTCGCCACAAAAGAAAATTGAGGCATTCAATCCGTCAGTGATGCCCAATTCATCTTGAATATAGCGACAAGCCTCATGCAAGGCATTTTCAGCAAGGGTTTGAATATCTTGTTTGTTCATTTCAGCACTCCCACAGAGTTTCAAGGGCATCATCTAGGCCAATGCCATCATCGAATGAGGCTTTCGCATAAGCGCCCCACCAATAACCCTCGACTAAGTTTGTGCGAGTGTTTACCCAAATGTTAGGACCACCAAAGGCAACCAAAACCCTTGCACCTAAATATTCACGCTTACTGTTGACGATATATTCAATGTCTAACGCATCTTGCAAATAATCAAATGCGCTCATTTCCTGATCGTCAGAGTTAAGTTCATCGCCAAAGCCTTTTGTGATTGTGTTTGCAATCTGTCGCACATGGTCAAGCAAACTGGTTTCTGTTTCTACTGTCATTGTGTACACCTATTTAAAAAAGAAAAGAATTATTTTGTGAGGATATCAAACCATTCAAGCAAGCCTATGCAAAGCATAAGACCCAGAGCGATGGCCGTTAGGTAATCCAAGAATTCATTTTTCATGCTATCACCTCATTTTGTGGAAGGGTTGCAAACTCAGCCAAAGTCACAATCCGAATTGTTCCTTTATCCATTGATGGCTTGAAATTCTTATGGCAAACAAAATGAATCGCCTGTTTAAATGTGCAAGGCTTAGTCATATCACGCCAAGTATTATCGTAGTCACTAAATATAATGACTAAATAATCTTTTCTCCATGAATTGTTTTTCATAATGTCACCTCATTTAATCTTTTGACTTGAATATCATAATCTTCTTGATTAATATGGCCTTGCATTAGTTTCTTGTCTAGCATATTCATTCTGCGCTCAATGAATGCTTCATGCTTTGCTTCGTCAAATGTTGATTCAATTCCTTTAAACCTTGCAACACGATCAAAAAGCCCTTCAAACGCTTCGAGGATGGTTTGCCTGTTACCACTATCGGCAACCAAGAAAGCTTCGCCAAGATGCCTTGCAAACGATCCCTGAGTACCTAATGCCATTGATCGGGCCATGTCGTTTAATTGTTGATCTGAATATTTCATTTTATGTACGCCTTTTTAGAGTTTGAAAAATTACATTATGTTTTTGGCAAAACCCACAATGTGAGCTTCTAAGCGATCGCTTGATGTGCATGGGGCATACAAACGATGCATGATGATTTTCTTATGTTTGATGACAGTCCATATTAAGAAGTCATCACCTTCTACTGTGCAACAAACACCAAACTGTGAGGCATTGGCTAAACGTGATGCTGTTGTTGCCATTTCTTGAAAGTTCATATTGACACCTATTGAGAGTTGATAAAAGAAGGGGCTAAAAATCTACCCCTTCACATATATAGCATAAAAGAATCGTGCCAACTGCTGTAACTTGTTGATTTTATTGACCCCTCCAAAACCCTATCAGTAGAAACCCTTAGAACATAGGTTCTCAGTTTGATTTTGTAGCCACAATTAGAAAAGGAAATAAAGGGATAACCCAACACAAGGGCTTCTAATGTCATAAGGGATAGATAAGGGGATAACATAGGATAGACAAGGGATAGAGACAAGGTAAGAGCATTGATAAGCATTGACCTAGAAACCTATAGAGAAACTCTACAGAGACTGATCTACTCACATCCTTTGCGCATCTGAGACAAACTATGCAAAAAATGCATAACCTCAGGACCAAGGGTTTACCCCAGGAGCTGGATAGGCATACAGTACTGGACCGACATACAGTAGGGTTTACCCTCATAGGGTTTCTACCTAGGGGTTTACCCTTAAGGGTTTCTACGTAAGGGTAGGGTTTACCCCCCCTATCAGTAAACCGAGGGGGCGCAGAATAAAATCATTAATGAGAATCCTGATTATGAAAGCGAGGAATTGATTGAATGGGTTTTTTTAGATGAGCATAATGGTGAAAACTGGAAATATGAGTCAATAAACATTTAA